ACCTTCTTCGCCATCATCTTCGCGGCAGACGAGGGCGATGACTGGAAGGACCCGCGGACGTGGTGGAAGGCAAACCCGAATCTGGGTGTGAGCGTCAAGCCAGACTACATGCGGGAGCAGTGTGAGCGTGCCAAGACGCAACCCACATTTCTCAACACGTTCCTGCGTCTCCACCTCAACGTCTGGACGCAACAGGTCACGCGTTGGATCGACGTCGACCGATGGAAGGCGTGCGGTGCGATGGTGCCGTCGCTGGAGATGTGTCGCGGTCGTCCGGCCTACGTGGGGCTGGACCTGAGCACCAAGAAGGACATGACCGCCGTGGCCTTTGCCATGCCCACGAATGGCGGTGTGTATGACTTTCTATGGAAGTTCTACGTGCCGGAAGAGCTGGTGCGTGCGCGGACCAAGTTGGGTCACAAGCCGGATTATTCGGCGTGGGTGCGTGATGGATGGCTGACCGTCACGCCCGGAAACGTCATCGATTACGATTTCATTCGCCGGGACCTGAAGTACATCGGCGGCATCCTGCGACTGCAACAGGTGGCCTTTGATCCGTGGAACAGCAGTCAGTTCGCGGTACAGCTACAGGACGATGGATTCAACTTGGTGGAGATGCGTCAGGGGATGAAGACGCTGAGCGAGCCAAGCAAGGAGTTCGAGAAGCTGGTCATCAGCGGTCGCATTCGACACGGAGGGAATCCGGTGATGCAGTGGATGGTGGATAATGCGGCGGTGCGACACGACGCCAATGACAACATCGCCCCAGACAAGCGCAGTGCGGCCGGGAAGATCGACGGTGTGCTGGCGAGCATCATGGCGTTGGCCCGCGCCATCGTAGAGCCGGAGCAGAAGCCAAGCGTCTACACTTCTCGCGGTGTGAGGACCGTCTAATGGCGAATCTGTTGCAACGTGCCCTCGCGATGTTCCGTGTTCGCGCCAGTGGTGACGCGATCACCGGACCGCATGAACTGTATCAGTATCTGCTGGGACGTGGACATGAGAGTGACAGTGGGGCGTTGGTCACCGCAGACCGCGCCATGCGCACGTCTACGGTGTACTCGTGCGTCAAGCTGTTGAGCGAGGACATCGCCAAGCTCCCGCTTCATATGTACGAACGACTGGACCGCGGCAAGGCTCGCGTGACGAAGCACTGGCTCGTCGAACTGCTGGATCAACCGAACCCGTGGCAGACGGACTTCGAGTTCCGTGAGATGCAACAGTCACACACGGAGCTCGTCGGTGAGTTCATCGCACTCAAGACCGTGGTGCGCGGAGAGACTCGTGAGTTGTTGCCGTTGCCGCCACATCGCATTCAGCGCGTGGAGCAGTTGCCCAACTACAGACTGATCTATCATCTGTCGATGCCCAACGGCGAGGTGATGGCCGCGCCGATGGAGCGTGTGTACCATGTACGAGGTCTCAGTGTTGATGGCATTCGTGGCATGTCTCCCATCGATTTTCAGCGTGAGGCCGTCGGTCTGAACATTCAGCTGACGAAGTACGGTGCCAAGCTGTTCAAGAATGGAGCGCTCATCGGTGGCATGCTGGAGCATCCCGGTCCAGCGCCCATGAGCGATCTGGCATACAAGCGACTGAAAGAGAGCTTCGACGAGCAGTACACGGGCATCACCAGCGCGCATAAGACCGTTCTGCTGGAGGAGGGAACGAAGTATCATGCCGTCGCGATGAAGGCGCAGGAGGCACAGTATCTGGAGAGTCGCAAGTTCAGCCGCAGTGAGATCGCCGGACTGTATCGCATCCCTCCGCACATGCTCGGCGATCTGGATCGCGCCACCTTCAGCAACATCGAGCATCTTGCCATCGAGTACGTACAGAACGCACTGCTCCCGCGCTTGCGACGACTCGAGCCGCGCATGGCGATGTCCCTGCTCTCACGCGAAGAGCGGCGCAAGTATTACGTTCATCATGTGGTGGACGGTCTATTGCGCGGTGACTATGCGACCCGCATGGCAGGGTACGTCAATGCCATCAATAACAGCATCATGACTCCGAACGAAGTGCGCGAACTGGAGGACCGGAACCCCGGGCCACCGGAGATGGACAAGTTCCGGATGCCGCTCAACATGCAGTTCACCGACGATCCTCGTCCCAACCGTGCCCTCGTGCCACCGCGCACGGGTACGCCACCCGCACCGCAGGAGAACGACACCGATGCCTAAGACCGTTCAACATCGCATGTTCGCCTCTCGTCGCTCCGCGGTGACGGTGCGTAACATGGCCGGGAACCCGAACGATGCGCCCGAGATTCTCGTCTATGGCGAGATCGGATTCGAGGTGAGCGGTTCGGCGTTCGTGCGCGAACTGCAGAGTCTCGCCAATGAACCGGAAGTGCATGTGCGCATCAACAGTCCTGGTGGAAATCTGTTCGAGGGACTGGTCATCGCCAATGCGATCAAGGCATTTCGCGGCAGACTGGTGACGCACATCGATGCGATGGCCGCCAGTGCGGCGAGTCTCATCGCGATCGCCGGTCAGGAAGTGCGCATGGCAGACAATGCGTTCTTCATGATCCACGAGCCATTCACGTTCGGCATCGGTACGGCGGACGACTTCCGTTCGTTGGCCGATACGCTGGACAAGATGGGCGCATCGTTCATCACGCAGTATATGAACCGCAGTGGACAGAATGAAGAGACGGTGAAGGCGTGGCTCAAGGCCGAGACATGGTTCAATGCGGCCGAGGCACTGGAAGAAGGGTTCATCGATGAACTGGAAGGCATCACCGAAGAGGAGGCGGCGTTCGACCTGAGTGCCTTCCACAATGCCCCTGAAGAACTGAAGCGCATGGCCGCGTCTTCGTCACAGAACAAGACGCCGACCGTGCGTAGCATCGAGCGAGCCTTGCGGGAGGCAGGACTCAGTCGCGCCGAGGCGAGGAAGACGGCGTCTTCCCTGCGCCATGGCGAGCTACACAGTCCGCGGGATGCGGATTCGCAGGACCTGACCGAGGCGCTGGCGGCACTGACCGCCAGCATGCGCACTTCCATCAACCCGTAGGAGATCATACATCATGAGTGCCGAACTGAAGAAGACGCTCGAAGATCTCAATCAGGCGTTCGCGGACTTTCGCGCCGTCAATGATGAGCGCTTCGAGAAGATGAAGAAGGGTCTGTCCGTGGATCCGCTCCTGCTCGCCAAGGTCGACAAGGCCAACACGGAGATCACCGCGCTGACCACGATGGTGCAGGAGCTTCAGCACACGCAGAAGGAACTGGAGACGGCACATGCACGGTTGGCTCCGGCAGGTTCGCCCGAGGCCGTCATCGAGGAGACGCGCAATGCGCTTCGCTTCTTCTCCATGGTGCGCCGGGAGCGAGTGACCACGGTGACCGACGAGGATCGCAAGGCGTACAACGTGTACGGTGCCGCGCTGGAGCAGTATCTACGGTTCGGTGAGGCGAAGCTGACCAGCGAGTTCCGTGCCGCCCTGCAGACTGGCTCCATGCCGGACGGCGGCTATCTCGTGCGTCCGGACACGAGTGGTCGTATCGTGCAGAAGATCTATGAGACGTCGCCCATGCGGGTCAACGCCTCGCAGGTGACCATCGGAACGGACACGCTCGAAGGACTGAACGATCTGGACGAAGCGAGCACCGGATGGGTGGGTGAGCGTACGACGCGCGCGGAGACCGAAACGCCGGAGCTCGGCAAGTGGGCGATCAACATGCGGGAGCAGTACGCCTTCCCGAAGGCGACGCAGAAGATGCTCGATGATGCCGAGGTGAACGTGGAGACGTGGCTCTCCGACAAGGTGGCCGCGCGCCTGTCGCGCAAGGAGAACACCGCATTCGTCAGCGGCGATGGCGTGCTCACGCCGCGTGGCTTCCTCACGTACCCGAGTGGCACGGCGTGGAAGCAGATCCAGCAGGTGCCGACGGGCGTGTCCGGGGGCTTCGATGCCACGGATCCGGCGGACGTGTTCCTCGACACCATGACCGCGCTCAAGCGGGATCTGCGTGTGGGCGCCAAGTGGTTCATGAACAGCACGACCCTCTCGACGGTGCGCAAGATCAAGGATGCTGACGGTCGCTACATCCTGATCCCGAACTTCGCGGAGAACCCGCTCGGTTCGCTCCTCGGTTTCCAGATCGAGGAGTTCCAGGACATGCCGGATCCGGCCGCGAGCTCGCTGTCCATCGCGTTCGCGAACATGGCCGAGACGTACACCATCATCGATCATGCGGTGGGCGTGCGCGTGCTCCGTGATCCGTACACGGCCAAGCCGTATGTCGGGTTCTACACGACGAAGCGCGTCGGCGGTGACGTGATCAACTTCGAGTCGATCAAGCTCATCCGCTTCAACAGCTAGTTCACCCTCTCGAGACGAGGAATCATTTCCATGAAGGACATCAACAGCAACCTGAAGGTCGTTCGCGCGCTGGATCCGGCCGTGAACACCGACATCGGCACCACGCCTCTGGTGTCGGAGTGGATCAACCGCAAGCAGAGCAGCATTCTGTTCAACGCTCTGCTCATCGCCATCGCGCTCGGCGACTTGACCGACGCCGATGCGGTGTACGCGGTGTCGTACGAACACGCCGACGATGACGGTGCGGGAGCCGTGGACACGGGCACCATCGTCGCGGTTCCGGCGGCTGACATCATCGGGACGTCGGCGGACTTCGCGTTCGGTGACGACGACGAAGTGCGTCAGGTCGGCTACATCGGTGACAAGCAGTATGTTCGCGTGACCATCACGCCGACCACCACGGCTCAGACGGGGAACACGCCCGTCAGCATCGTGGGCATTCTCGGCGAGCCGACACAGTTCCCGACGGCGTAGTCCTCCACCCTCTGCGGTGCGTGGCGTCGCCGGCATCGGGCGTCACGCACACAGGAGTTCATCGCGTGATGAAGTACACTCTCGTACGCACCGTCGAGGCAGTCCAGGAACCCGTCACCTCTACGGAGTTGATGGCACACCTGCGACTGGACGCGTCCAATGCCGAACCCAGTCCTTCCGCGCCAGACGTCGCTCTGGCTTCTCCGGCCGCGCCCGGAAACGTGGACGATGGCGTGCATCGATATCGCGTGACGTTCGTCACTGCCGATGGTGAGACAGACGGGGGTGCAGTATCGTCGCCAGTGACGGTAGCTGATCAGGGTGTGAACGGGCAGGTGGAGCTCACGAACATCCCACTCGGCGGAGGTGCCGTCACTGCGCGGCGAATCTATCGCACGGTGGCAGGAGGCGCGACGTATCTGTTGCTCGTGCAGATCAGTGACAACACCACGACCACGTTGACGGATAACACGGCTGACGTGATCCTCGGTTCGTCGGTTCCGACCGTCAACACCACGCTGGACCCGGAGTTCAATCGCATCATCAAGGCCACACGCTCGGCCGTGGAGAACTATACGCGTCGAGCCTTGATCCAGCAGACGTGGCAACAGCGCATGTACGAGTTCCCCTGTCGAGGGAAACCCATTCTGCTCATGCGTCCCAATCTGCTGTCGGTCGAGACGGTGGCGTATCTCGACAGTGAGGGTGACAACTCCGTGTTGAGCAGTGACGAGTACGAGCTGGAGACGCAGTCGCTTCCTGGCAAGATGTGGGAGGCGGTGGGCGAGCAGTGGCCGGATGTGTACGGGGAAGAGAGGTTCAATACGGTGATGGTCGAGTTCACTGCCGGATATGGTGCCGCTCGCAGTTCGGTGCCGGATGCTATGCGACAGGCCGTACTGATCCATTGCGGTGACCTGTACCGGCATCGCGAGTCGTTCATCACGGGCACCATCGTGCAGGATCTCAACTTCACCGCACGACATCTGCTCGCGCCGTTCGTGTGGAAGGAGGTATGGTGAGTCTCTCGGCGGGACGCCTTAACGTGCGAGGGCGCATCGAGCGTCCCGTCAAGGCGGCCGACGGGATGGGTGGCGGTGACGTCACGTGGGAGCAGGTGGCCACGGTGTGGATGAACGTGACTCCTGGATCGGGACGGGAGTTCTGGACCATCCAGCACACACAGCCGCTCGCCTCACATGTTATCATCATGCGCCATCGCACGGACGTCGTGGCAGGAATGCGCGTGGTGGCGAACGGCGTGGTGTATCGCATCATCACGCCACCCGTGGACGTCAGCAATGAGCATGAAGCACTGGAACTGACCTGTGAGCAGTACGCACCTGGAGTCATCTAGGAGAGGCCATGATCGTCAGATTCAGCATGAACGCCGACCGTCTCAATCGTGCCATCAAGCTCACGGACAAGACCACGCGCACGAACGTGGTCAGCGCGATTGCGCGTGGCACGCGCGCGGTCACGCAGGGCGCGATCACGCGTGCGCCGAAGCGGAGTGGTGAGCTGAGCAGTTCCATTCGTGACGAGTACAGCAAGAGCGGCCTGACCGGATACGTGAAGGCCGGATACGGGAAGCTCCAGCGGCGTAGCAAGAGCGTCAGGGCCGAGCGAGTGTCGCGGCTGAAGGCGCGGCGTCGGGCGGAGAAGGCGAAGAACAGCCGAGGCGCACTGCGCGAGATTCAGTTGGGCGTCTATGCGCCCATCATCGAACGCGGGGACGCCCGACGCAATCGGAACCCGATGCCGTTCCTGTACCCGGCACTGAAGGCAGAACGTCCCACCATCCAGACAGACATCGGTCGTGCCATGGATACGGGCATGGATCAGGGGATGCGTGCCTCATGAGCACTTCCCTGATCGCCGTGCAGACGGGCATCTATACGACGCTGTCGGCTGACGTCACCCTGCAGACGCTGTTGAGTGGCGGCAGTGGCATCGGCGATGCCGTGCCGAAGGATCCGGTGTTCCCGTTCATCGTCATCGGGGACGCCATCGAGGTACCGAATCGTCATATGCGACAAGCCGGACACGAGGTGCTGTTCGAGGTGACCATCTATACAAGCGACGGGTCAACGAACACGAACGTGCGTGGCGGCACGGTCGGGTTCAGGCAGGGTCTTACCCTCATGGCGCGCGTGCATGCGCTCCTCGTTGGTGATGTCGCTGGCGTGCGCACGCTGACCGTGACGGGGTTCAACCTCGTGGATGTAGACGTGGACTTTTCGCAGACCGCCCGTGAACCTGATGGCCTCATGCGGACCATCGATACTCGGTACCGCCTGATGCTGGAGACGCCGATCGCATGAGCCTATCTCGAGAGGAGCGCATTGAACTGATTCGGCAGGTGCAGGAGCTTCGTGATCGTGTGGAGACCATCATGGACGTGCTGGTCCCACATCAGGAACAGGTCGAGGGACAGTGTTCACACCCACCCACTATGATCGACGATCAGTCGACGATGGGCGAACCGCTGTACGTCTGCAGACTGTGCGGTACTTCGCAGGATCACTCGTTCACTGTAGCAACACTCTAGGAGGGTAGTGCAATGGCATCAACCGCAGGGAAGGCAAGTGTCG